ATGATATACTGGCAATTGGGTAAGCCTCAAATATGGCAAGATATGATTGCTGAACGTACAAGGCTAATGAAAGAAAAGCGCGAAGGCGAGGAAGCAATAGCAAAAGCCAAACAAGCACATAAAGAAAAAATGGCTAAGTATTTCATGATGACATTGTATACACTAGCATTTGGAATTGTTATATCTGCATTTATTATGATAGGCGTACAGTTTTATAGTATGGCTGAAGAGCAAAAAGCATATGAAGCAAAGGTATTAGCAAGGCAGAAAGTACTTAGACAGCAACAAAATGAAAGAGAACAAAAGCAGAAAGAAGAATTAGCAAAGGCTGTGACATCGGGCGGTTAATGTCTATGTCTATCTTTTACCCAATCTTTAAACATTACCCAGAATATTGCTACAAGAGGGATACAGGCCAATAAAAACAGAACATCATTAAAAGTTACAATGATGTTGAAGTGCATTTATGACTTCCTACCAATGCTATATTTGGTAATCAATTCCCATTCATTCTTTTCTTTAAATGGTATGATTTTAATCTGAGACATTGCCGCAATGGGCTCTTTGGTCTTATTTGTATCAACAAGTATTACTAAACCCCATTCGGCAATTAGGTTAGCAATTGTGTTACGGCGGGCAACATCTTCTTCAGAAAAGTTAGATGGCTTTCCATCTAAACCAAACAATTCTTTAAAATGTACAATATAGTACAATCCTTGTTTATGAAGGATATGGCAGGATTGATATAGTATCCTTTCTTTTTTTGAAGCAACACCTATCCTTGAAAGTGTTTCACGAACTTTCAAAAAATCTTCATCTGTCTTTAGCTTCACCTCTACCAGGGATTCTAGAGTTGTCATTGTTTCCACCACGTTCTAATTTTTGTTTTATGTAGTGCAAATTGTCTGACGTGAGAATAGAAAGTACTTGTACTGCTTTCTCTGTATTATAATTATAAAATTGTTTCACCAATTCTACATCTTCTAGATTCTCACGCTTCACCCATTTTGCAAACCTTTTTGCGGGTCGAGTACTATTTAGAAGATAAGAGAATTGTAGCTTGTTATCAGCGCCGGCATACCGGTTCATTTCATTGGCATGAAGGATTGTATCAGGAAAGTAAGAAAGAGCCTTATTAACAACAAACGGTACATATGAGCTCTCAGCAAGCTCATCATTCTCCGTACCTGACATTAAGGGTTTTTTGTTGGTTGTTATGCTGTTAACAAAATCAAATGGACTCAAAACAGATCCTCAAACATTAAACGAGCACCATTTTCACCAAGAATTGCTGTGTATATGGTTTGTGTCCGTTGTAACATGACACATGCTATCATAAGCAAATCTTCATCGTTATCACACATTAAGATCTGCTTATCAATCGGTTCCATAAGCTCCATCATTCGCTGTTTTACTTCTTCTCTGGTAAGCTTCTTCATTTGAACGTACACTCCACCATTACCTCCGTCATACATGCAGCTATGTTGATCTCATGGTCAGCAACAAATGCTGATTGATATTGATACTTTGCAAGGATTAGAACAAGCTGAGCAATGGAAGGTGAATCCATTAAGTCGCTTGCTTGATCATAGAACTTACGAAAGAATGTAGTGGTATCAACATCGGAGTTTTCACCAACCCATTTACGGACATTAGAAAACTCTTTGTTCTTTAAGAAGCCGACCAATTGCTTAAACGAATCTTCTTGCAGATTGGTAAGAATGCCTACATCAATCTTTCCTGTCGCTGAATATCGTTGCAGCTCATTAAGTACACGTCTCCAATCAGGAAAGTGCTTCTCAATAACACCAGCAACAGCCTTGGGTTCGGCTTCAACGTTTTCCTTCTTTAAGATCTCAATCACACGCTTGTAAAAGCGCATTGCTAGCTTTGGCTTATCTTCTTTTGGAATAGAAAATTCAATAACACTACAACGAGAGATCAAAGGATCTATCAGCTTATTTTTAAAGTTGCATGTAAGAATGAAACCACAGTTCCTACTATACTCTTCCATAAAGTTACGAAGAGCTGGCTGAGTGCTATTGGGATTTAGGTAATCAGCCTCATCTAAAATAACATACTTACGACCACCAGTAAAACTAACAGTGGAAGCAAAGTTAAGGATATCAGTACGTAAAGTATCGATATTACCATGCATACTGCCGTTAATAACAATGTAATCAGCACCCAACTGATCGAGCATAGCACGAGCCACAGTGGTTTTACCAACACCAGCGCGGCCAGTAAGCAACAAATTAGGAATACTCTGGTCATTGACAAATTGTTGGAACGTTGCTTGAAGGTTGGGTGGGAGTACAGTGTCAGCTATAGTGTGTGGGCGGTATTTCTCCACCCAGAGGAAGTCTTCTCTCATTTATATTAAGCACCAAAGTTAGAATGGTTGGTATCAGCCATAATCCAATATTCTACATCAACTCCTTTAAAATGTGAAATCCATTTTGATGAAATTTGTACTTGGTATTCACCTTGCAAGATCTTAACGTGCTCAGCCTTAAAAGCAAATTTAAACATATGTTGTGTTTGACCAACTTCGATCTTAAATGTATCGCTTGTTGGATCTGTTGGTTTGCCTACTCCCACAGTAATTGTTTCACCATTACCTTGCACAATAATGTGTGTAGACTGCAAAGCACCATAGGCACGCATAGTCGATTGCAGGCACTCTGCTGTTAATGTAAATTCAACTTCAGGATCTACAACATTAGGTGTCTTTGCTGGCGCCGCAACAACAAGCTCAGGATCAGCAAAAGTATATTCCACTTTTTGCCTACCCTGACTTACCATTACTCTTGTGTCGCTGAATTCAAGCTCAGGTTCTGTAAACAGAGAAAGCATTCCAATGAAACGAGATAGGTCAAAGATAGCAAACTCTTGAGGAAAAGATTCCTTCAATGTAGTTCTCGCAAGAATGGTTTTCTGTGCAGCTATTGAAGACTGCACATTACCCTCACGAAACAGCATCGATGGATTAATCAATGCAAAGTTTTTCAAAATCTGCATCGTGCGTGTTTCTAATTTCATTTCTTTTTACCTTTTTGAAGCATACCTGCATCAGCTGTTGCTGGTGCACCAATTGCAGCCAAGTCAGCAAGACTACCACCAAAGTTGTAGCTACCAACGTGTTGCATACTCATCCATGGGCACAGCCAAACCTTCATACCAGCTTTTTCTGTGTTGTAGCAGAACATATAGTCTTCAGACAAATAACGTTTGCTTACTGGATCAATGATACAGTCAAAGTATGCATGGATCTCACGCGAACCATCAAACGCTGCAGTACGCACATGATCTGGTTTGTAAGAAAGGTGAGGATATGCTTCTTTGTACACATCAAACGTCTTGCGACGAATCATCATAAAGCCAGTACCAAGCTCCATAACCTCAACTGGTTGGTTGATTGGGATCTCTTTTGCGCCACCTTTAGGGTTAAACACATAGTCGCCAACAAACTTCTCAAGGTTGTTAGGATCCTCATCAGCAAAGCCTTTGTCAACAGCAATCTTGATCTTTTCCCAGCTAATGCATTTCTTAGGATATGGACCACCGATAATGTCATATTCACTCTCATCAGTTTGCAGAGCAAGTAATGCAATAACGTCTTGTGGGTTAAAACCAATATCGCTATCGATAAACATCAAGTGTGTTGCATCGCTACGTAAAAACTCATCTACGCAATAGTTACGTGCACGAGTAATCAACGACTCATTAAACAAGTAATAGAGCTGAAGAGGGATCTCATACTTAGCACAAATAGCGGCTAAATCAGCAATAGAACGCGTGTACATACCTGCACAAGCACCACCATACATTGGTGTTGCTACAAATAGTTTCTTTTTCTGCAATTCGCCAATAGGTACTTTAATTTCAAATGACATATAGTTCTTTCTTTAAGGTTGGTTTATTTCTTTGTTGTCCCAAATGGACGGCCTGGTTTACGTTTAATGGGTTCTGGTGGTTTTTCTACTTCAAGTGCTGGATCAACATCAATGCCAAGAGCCTTTAGATCTTGCTGTGCATTGTATGCTTCGGTTTGGTATTTGATATCGTGTTGTTTACCACGACCATAGCTACCTTCATACTTGTGCAATGCTTCTGCATTAAAGCAAAGGTATTGACCAATACGGGTACCCTTTTGAATACGCATAGGGCCACACGTAACATGCATTACACCCGCCATTACACCGTCATAACCAGAGTCATAGAGCCCCGATGTAAGGAACACGCCGTTACGGTTTAATGTAGACCTTGTAATAACCCATCCAGCTTCATTATCACCTACTACAATCATATTTTCCATCACTACTTCGTAATGGCCTTCTGGTAGATTGTAATAGCCAAGAGGATCGGCTTTCATCTCATACGAACCCCGATGTACCTTTTGTTTCTCATCAATTATAAATGTTGATTGTGACATTTTAAAGACTTTGCCTAGTCTAAGATCAACAGCATTAGGTTGAACATCACCTTCCTGAACATTAGATAGCGTTGATCTACTTTCAGGCCCCATAATATGCTTCATACCCACTCCTTCATAATACTATCCATAATACTATTAACTCTTGTTTTAAGATACGCCAAGTCTCCATCATTTAGCAGTTGATAGTCAACAAGGCTCTCATTAAACCCACGCTCTGTAATATGTCCATCAAATTCATAATTAGGTCGCTTAATGTTAATTACCTTAGCACCTAACTGTTTAAGCACTAACCACTCATTATCAAAACGTAAATCCGTTACAACCCAAACATCGTCGGGACGATATTCAATTTCATCAACAACATACTTGGTAAATTGCTTGTCATCATATTTACGCATTAGCATACCAATCTCACGAACAAGATGTCTACCTTCGACTTGGTAAAGCTGCATGTCTCTTGTTATTGTTTTAGGTAAACTGAAATTACAAGTAGTTCTCTTGAAATCATCATACTCTTGCATTGTCTCAAATACAAACAAATCCCTAACCACTGTCTTAATTGGATCGGCAAAAGCAATTGTATGAGCACTCCAACCAGGTGCAATAAAATACTGCTTGATTAATTGTCCAACAGTATCCTTACCGGATCCCTTGGGTCCAGTCAATGCTATAACCTTCAGTTTCATTTTATCCACAAAGAGAATTGATATAATTAATGTTGTCGTAAACGGCTAATGTATTATGCTCTTCTTTGTGGTGAAAGTCAACTTCTTTTTCAAATTTACCATTCATTAGCCCTGTTGGCGAATTATCAAAACGAATACCGTTGATACCAGCCCAAACAGCAGCACTTGAATCCCATGTAAAAATAAACTCGTGATATTCACGTAACAAGTCAATCTCTTTTGGACCATCAACCATACCAAGACAATGGAACCGCTTCTTTGCTAAGCTAGTAAGCAAGTTACGTTTTTCCAATTCACGAAATACTGCAAGACGCGAAAGGTAACGTTGCATCTTATATGCATCACTACGTTTACCACCCTCAAAAGTTGTTTCATCAACACCACAAGCAATTGGTGTAGACAGAATGGAAAGACCAATCAAATTAATATCTGGATTGTGCAATGCCCACTCAATAGCATTGACCAGATCATGCATGTCACCTAGTTCACTTTGAGGAACAAAGAATGTATCAAATCCATTCGCTTTAAATTCAGGAATCAGTTTCTTTGCTGCATTGACAGTTACATATGAAGGCTGCTTGGGATAGTCAGAAAGAACAATACAGTCTGTTTGACAGGCGTTGCCCATCTCAATTAGTTTACCTGGCTCATACATTGGTAGACCAAGTTTAAACATCTCAAACGCACTATTGTCCATAATCTTATATTCACGATTTGACATTCTTGCATAGAAGTCCCTGTATGTGGGATCTTCTTCAACAAGGTGAGCAAGAATCAAATGAGCACCGTTATCTTTTGTATACTTAGGAAGATAAGCTGATGGACTGATATGACAAAAATTAATCATTATTAAACCTTGTTAAAATACATACGGCAACCATTCTCACCGTCTTCTGAGACTTCAATTACATAGTCCCGATCTGGCCACGTGCTAATACACTTTGCATAAAGATCCTTTGCAATCATTTCACATGACTTGTAATCTAGTGCTAGTGTACCATCGCTAAACCAACGTTCCATAATACGTTTTGCTTGAATAAATTCAACATCACGATCATCATGGAATACTTCCATCTCAACACGGAAGTGAAAGATATGGCGATGAGGTGTACCTAAGAAACTAACATCAAGCCAATCACCCGTTGCTAGCTTTGGATCAGTAGCAGCTTGTGGATACTTGTGTATACCTTCTTTCTGAAACGTCACCCATATAAAACTTTTATTTTCCATATTGTATATCTCTCACTTTATAAAATGCAACGCGGACCTTATTATACTCTTGTTCTGTTAAATGGACAATCTCGGTAATACCAGACAACGCATCCCACGTTCTTTCATCACCAAGATATTCTTCCAACCAAATATTTTTTGGATATAATGCTTTAAATATTTCTTCGATTTGTTGACACCATTTAATGTCACCACGAATACTACAAATAGCTTTAATGTCAAAATCTCCATAACGAGGATCATATTTAACATCAAATCGATCGAGCACATCATCTTTAGACGTATGTCCAAATTTAAAAAAGAACTTGCCAGTTTGCTTATCTGTAAACTGGCAGAGATAAACTTTTGCCATTATCTCATCCTTGCAGAGTTTAAAAATTCACGACGTAATTCTGAGTTGCTTTCAGCAAAAGCGCCGCGCGTTGCTAACGTCATGGTCGATGACGTTACGTCCTGAATACCACGTGATTTCACGCAGTAATGAACACCTTCAATGTAAACAGCTACATCAGGAGATTCTGTAATGTAGGAAATAGTCTCAGCAATCTGCTCTGTCAAACGCTCTTGTACCTGT